GGCACACGTGGTGAATAAGCACCAAGGCAACTTTGCTATCATGAATTCTTTATTGAAATTTCAAGTGCCTCACCACTTTTCTACCTGGATGCTTCTGGTCATACTCTCTATGTGCATCTTGGTGTCTCCATTGCTAGGAATGGGGATGATACCGGGCGTTCTTGCTATTGCGTTCTCATTGTTCATCTGGAGAAGGAAGAAACAACAACTTCCAGACCCAGTTGATATGTTTTATGAGAACTTTGACCAACACAAGATCACCCAAGAGAGCTTCACTATGTCGGCAATGGGAATGATACCCCTCAGAGGAGTTCTTCGTAAGGCGCCCATTGATAGTGTAAGACCCCTCAAACCCTTAGCTACCCCATATGAAGACGGTTCTCACCGTCCTCGTATAAGGATCAGTGAGCATGATTCTAAGGAGCAAAAGGAGACGTTATCTGGTATAGGTCTGGTAGTGCCAGAGGCCTTGCCAGTCGTACATGCATCTAATCTCCATAACGAAGTCCGTGCTATTCAAAACCGAGCGTTATCAATTAAGTATGCCCCTGACATTAAGACCGGGGAGCTGTACTTATCATGGCTCAACATTAACATGGACAAGTTATTCCCAGAACGAAAGAATGTCAGATACAATTTCTTCGCATGGAACTCTAGATACCCCCCAGCACAGCGTGAAGTCCATAATAAGATTCACAATGAGCTGGGAGGCACTCTTGAGGACCCAATCAATGATAGACGCATCAAGGCGTTTGCAAAGATGGAGAAGTTATTGTTATCTGGTGTTGGATTGTTTGAGGATAAGGACCCCAGGGCTATACAAGGTAGTTCTGATGCATACAGTGTTTTCTGTGGGCCATGGATTTGGTCATTTGGAAAACGACTAGGTGAAGTTTGGAACTCTCAGTTCCCTATCTTCTATGCATCAGGCGTTACCCCTGAAGAAATAGGTGCATGGTTTGATGTTATGGGGCACAACAATCCTGCTTGGAAGGTGTACTTTGCGGACTTTAGTAGGTGGGACTCTTCTCAGAATGAGTACCTCCTGCGAGGCGGTGATATTGTCAACAGGGCCTTTGGTGTCCCTGAGCCTGTGCTCGAGCAACAGCAAGAGGACAGGGTTAAGAGAGGTGGCACTGTTCACGGTGTCTCCTATTCTATTGACAATACCGTGGCCTCTGGACGCCACACTACATCATGTAATAATTCCTCGCAGCACGGTTGTGTGATATTGTTCAACTTAACATTGAACAATCCGAGGATGGGATTGGATGAGCTGCTGACTCTTCAGCGCTCTATGGTATTGGGAGACGATGACG